GAGGATGCGGTCACCGTACCGCTGCCAGGCCGCGTAACAGTGATGGTGCCAGAGGTTTTCGGGTAGGTCAGGCTCAGACTGCTTGCGGACAGCGTAATACTGCCGGCCGCCTTGCCGATCGTCCACGAAGCGCTCTTGGCCGTAGTCGTCCCATCCGACCACTTATAATTGGAAGTCGGGGTAAAGGTGGCGCTGTAGCTGCCAGCGTTGGTTGCGCTGCTCGTGCCGCCGATTGTCAGCTGAGAACTGTTATAGTTGCTCCACGACGGGGACTGCGCCGAGCCATTATAGGTCACGCTGCCGGTCTGTGCCGGCACATTCTTGACCTCGGCTCGGCCAATCGTCCACGACACACTCTTGGCTTCCTGCGTGCCGTCCGTCCAGACATACTTGCCGATGGGCGTAAACGTGGCCGTATAGGTGCCAGCATTGATGCCGGAGGTCACGCCCCCGATCGTCATCATGCTGCTGTCATAGCCTTTCCATGTGGGACTCTGGGTGGAGCCGGTATAGGTCAGGCTCCCGCTCTGGGCGGGCACGGCCTGAATCGTCAGGGTCAGCACAGAAAGCGCATCAATGGCTTCCTGCACATTCGCCGCCGAAATGCCGGACTTGCTGTTGTCGTAGGAAATATCTGCCGCAGTGCCGCCGGACGAACCGCCGCCACCGCCAGCATTAAAAGGACCCCATGCCATAAGATTAACCCTCCTTTGCCGCTGTTGCGGCCGTGATGATGTGGTACTGCGCCGAAATCGTAGCTGTTGGCACCGATGCCGCACGAAGCCGGAGGATGCCGGCACGGCTTTCGGTCGCAACAAAATTTGCCGCTCGTGCCACTGCGCTGCTCGCCGGGGCAACATCCACCGCCACATAGTCAGCCGCCGTTAAGCCGCTGATTGCAATGTCGATGTAGTTCGTATAGCCGGGAACACTGCTGTCAGTTTTCCAGCCAGTTGCAGGGATAGAAAAAGAAACGAACTCCGTTTTATCCGCTTTTACTCCATCCATTTCATCCAAAGCAGCGGCCGCGGCATCAGCCACCTGTGCCGCCCGATCTTTTGACTTCTGGGACACAGCCCGAAGCTGGGAAAGGGTCGTGAGCTTTTCGCTCAATAGGATCACCTCCCGAAAAAAGGAAGCGGCGGGACATCCCCGCCGCTATCCATGCTTATGAACTTACTCGCCGTATACCTCGGCCAGCATCTCGGACACCTCGGCATCGGTAGCCGTGTGGTCCGCAATGGCCTTATTGATGGTGGCGCCCATGCCATCCAGCTTGGTCTTATCCGCAGCGGACATCAGGCCAGCCTTGGCAGTGGTAGCCTCGTCATAGGTGGTATCCTGCGCAGGGATGCCCAGCTTGGTGATGTCATCCTTGGTCACATGAGTGGTGGCGGTCACATGGCCCTCTTCATCCACGGTGGTCTTGTACAAGCCGCTGGCAGCAGCGGTGTGGGTGGGATGGACATACTTGTTTGCGCCAGCCGCAATGCCGTCCAGCTTATCCTTGAGGGCCGCAGTGAAGTTCTCGTCAGACAGGCCCTTGCCTGCTTCCTTTTCAACATAACCGGACAGATCAACGAAACCGGCCAGCACATCGTACTTATAGGCATCGCCGACCTTGACCACCACGACATTGGTGCCCTTGGGATGTTTGTTGCCCGCGTCCTCAACAAAGTTGGCGGTAGTAGTGAAAGCATCGGTGACATTGTACACATTGCCCAGAATGCTCTCAGACAGAGAGGGCAGTTCAGCAAAGGCCACAGAGCCAGCAGGCTTATAGACAGCGCTGATCTTGGCGTTGATCTCATCCTTGGTGTAGGCATTAGTAATGCCGTAACCGTCCAGAGTAGTTGCCTTGTCAGCCTTGCCCTCCAGAACAGCAGCCAGCGCGTCATCGAGATCCGACTGAGAAACCTTTGCCTTGAAAGCCAGAGCGGCCAGCCCCTTGATGGCAACATCAGCACCGTTCACGGAAATGCTGCCGTTCTTGGAGCCAGTGGCGATCAGGATGTCAACCATCTTATTGGCAATAGCCAGCGCAGTGCCGTTCACCTTGACACCCTCAAGGACGTTGGCCTGAGAGCCAACATTCTCCAGAGTATCAACACGCGCCGCCAGAGCATCGGCGACCTCTTTCTGCTTGGTACCCAGTGCCTTCAGGTCAGCCAGTTTTACCAGATGTTTCTCATTGTAAGCCATAGTAGTTTTCCTCCTAAATTTTCTGTGATTTACTCACCATAAATTTCTTTCAGCATTTCGGAAGTATCATCCGAAGTTGCAATCTGATCTTCGGACACCTTTGCATTGGCCGAAATCGTGCCGTCTTCGGTCACTTCGATTCCGTTACCAATCTTAACGTGTCCCAGCTGTTCGCGGGTCGCAACGGTCAAGTCACTCTCTCCACCCCCTCCCTTGCCAAACAGAATGATGCAAGTGGAAATGTCTGCGGCGGGGACTTCCTTGGAGTAGAATTTCACCACTCCATCCCCGGTTTCGCATCCGTTCACGACACCCGCATCTTCGGCAATATGAAAACTTCCCAGCAGAGGTGCGCCGCTCGGAATAAGGGCGCTCGTACTGTCGGGAAGTTCTGCGGTATAGATATAGCTGTAGTCCGGGCTTTCTTCATCAGCCTGTTCCCAGCCCGATGCAGCCAACGTCAGAAAGTATGTACCGTAGTACCCACCGCTGCCATGTTCCGCAATCTCCTTGCGAATCATAGTCTCAACAGTCTTCTGATCCATGATCTGACCGGACTCCTCCAGCTTCTTCATGGCGGAACCCACTGCATCCATGATGATGCCGGCATGAGCTTCCGGGTCTTCATTGTGCCGCTGGAGCAGGTCATTTACTGCCGCCACCGTTGCAATGGCTTCCGGGTCGATTGCCGCCGTCACGGTATCAACATCACCAACGGCGGCGATCAGATCAATGGTAGCCAGCTTGCCCACAATCGAACTTGCCGGGCGGATCCATTCAGGTTCATTTTCCAGCACAAGATAGGTATAAGGGACTTCGCCCTCATCGGGGTCTTCTGCATAAAGGACAACCGCCGTGCAGTAGAAGCCCTTGTCCACATTTGCCGAGTTGATCTGCACCGTGACCTGGCACTCACCATCCACCGGGTTGGTGATGCCCGCAATCACGGCATCCATGACATAATCGGCAGGCTCCGTCATGGTTTTCGGGGTCTTGTCGTCCGGGATATTGCCCTTGCCCACGGCCACCCGCGTGTATTTCATCGCACAGCGGCCAGCAAGAACCTTTGCGATCAGGGCAATGCCGGCGGCAGACCCATAGCTGCCGTCTTCATATTTCGCCATAAGCTCTCTCCTTAATCAATTCTTCTGGGCTTGAGGTGTGTATGGTAAACAGCGCCACGCACGCCCTCATGCGCCATGGTGGCCGTCTGCACAGTGTCAGGGTATACGCCCTCGATCACAGGCGGCAGATAGGTTCCTCTTGATGTTTCAAAGCGGCTTTCAAACAGCCGGTCTTTTCCAACAATCGGCGGATAGAAATCAGCTTCGGTAAAGCCGCCGTGGCCGATTTTGAAATCTGCCCGGCTGCTGCGGTCCTGTGAAACGGGAGGAAGCCAGCGAACCACATTTACCATCGCGCCGTGACCAATGTTCAGGTCATAGCGATATATGCGGTAGGTCCGCAGATACAGGCGTAGGCCAACACCGGCGGTCAGAATACGCTTGAGGGCAACTGCAATCTGATCTATCAGCGCCAGCCGTTCCTCAGAAAGCAAGCTCTGATCCACATACAGTGCGACCTTTGCAGGGTACACGTCCTGCAACTCGATATCCGAAAACTGAACACCCAGCAGCTCCCCCGCTGCCCGGATGACGGTATCGCCATCGCCGCCGGAAAGCTGTGCCAGCATCTTAACCCGGATTAAAATTCGGTAGAGGGCATCACTTGCTACACCGCGCTGTACACCAAAGTTGGCTCCATAGCGGTCAAGGACTGCGCCCTCAGCATTTTCAAGGTCATCCCACAGCCGAACCAGTTCGGCATTTTTATGGATGACCTCAAAGCCATCTGCCAGCAGGGAAAACAGTTTTCCGATGTTCGTTTCCAGCTTACGGTTTTTTCGGACATTCTGTAGATCCCGGTGGGTATAGGGGTCTGTCAGTATGTCCAGCATCTTTTCAAGATAGCCGTATTCACGCATCGATGGTCACCATCCCATCATCCGTGACAACCTTGGAGCGGCTATCCACCGGGATGTTATCCGCCTGAAGATTTTCCGCATCCGTACCGATCAGTACATCGAAATCCAAAACACCGGGAACCTTGTACAGCACCGCCGGAAGCCGCTGGTGATACAAAGTTTCGCCGATGCTCACCCCGCCGCTTTCGTTGTCGCCGATGTATGCGACAATAGCCGCTCTGAGCTGGTCTACTCCATCATGGGGGAAGTCCCCGCTGGTAGACAGCCCGACCACTTTCACATAGACAGGTACCGGGTGCGGCCGGTTGAAGTGAATTGCCTTTGTTGCTCCGGAAGCGGTGATAACCTCAACCACTTTCTGGCCGGTCGTCTGTATGCCGGCACCCAGTTCTTTGTAAATGATCTGCGCAATGTCGCTGTCCAGACCGCCGTAAACAACAGCTTCAATGCTGTGCGGCGGTAGGCCGTAGTCATCCACATCATCAGTATCATTTTCAAACACCTTTGCTTCCATGATGCCATCAACATTCTGGAGCAGGGCGGCACGGATGCTGTCCGCATTCACGCCGCCGGCATAGTCCACGCTGGCATAGTAGCGGTCGCGAAATTCTTCATCCGTTTCCCGTTCTCTACCGCCAGTAAACGCCGCCGGGTTTGTTACAGCCGTAATACCGGCTACCGAGCCGGGGTTTGTGATGGTGGTGATCGTATCCGCCGCCACATTACCATCCGGGCCAGTGCTTGTGCAGCGGAACGGCACCATGACCGTACCCTCTGCACCAATTTCAGTATCCGAAACAGCAAAGAACTGGATGCCGGCCGCAGTTTCAACCAGCCATCCCGCCGGTACTATGACCCCCGGCGGGCCAGTCACCATGATATAGCCGCTGGCTTTCTGGGCAGACAGCACACGTAGGCCGATGGCTCTACCGAGGTTCAGCAGCGAGGTGCCAACCGCTGTGTCCACAAAGCGGCTGTTGTAGACATCTTCCAGCACAGAGAACAGGATATTGAGTATCCATGCAAAAATGCGCAGGAACAGGCCGAGAGGGCTTCTGACGGTCAGGTTCGCCGTTGCCCCAAACAGTTCCCTCGCTTTATGCTCCAGAGCATCCAGCAGTTCATTGTATGTCGGGCGGCGGAAACCAGCTGAGGTCAGGCCCCATCCGTATTCATCCACCAGTGTTCACCTCCACTCTGATTGTTTCGCCATTGTACAGGACACCCGAAAATTCCACACCGAGCGCCCGGCCATCGGCCGTCATGGAAAGAGAACTGATTTCCTGCACATACGGTTCCTGAAAAATGCTCGACCGCACAACGCTGTCTGCTTCCTCCACCGCTTCACTGCGGGGCTGCTGCACAACACGTTCCCAGTCGGTTCCATGATCGGTATTGAGAGGAAATTCACCTTTCCATGTCAGAAGATTGTTTCTGACGTTTTGTGCGATTGCTTCTGCATCCTCTCGGAGCATCAGCATTCCATTGGCATCAAAGCACAAATCTCCTGTTTGAGGATCCAATGCCAGAACAGTAATGTTTGCCATTCTTTCCTCCTCAGGGCAGCGGGGCCGACGTGTTGCCGTTCCGGCTGTCCGTGTGTTTGTGACTGACAAGGCTCACTGTCTTGGCAATCACGTCATCCCGGACTTTAACTTTGCCCTGAACTTCCACATCGCCCTTGATCTCCACCTTGTCCTGTTTTACCGCCACATAAATCCCGCCGCCCTCGGTCGCCATCACAAGGCAGTTGTCCGGCAGTCCAGACAGCGGGTTAGATGCCGGCACAAATGCACCGATAAAAACGGCATCTTCATCAGAGTGGTTGCGTTCCGTGTTCGGCTCGCTTTCTTCTCCAGATGCCGCAATGCGGTCAATATCGTGGTCGATATAGAGCAGCACCCCAACATCCCCCGCTTTGTAGCAGGGGCGCAGGACAAAGCCGCCGCCCCGAACCAGCGCGACCGGAACAGACAAAATCTGCGGCTGGGTACGATACACGCCGGCATCCAGTGCTTTGGAAAGTGGCTGCACATCAACCCGCATGGCCGCAGGGTCAAATTTTTCCACCCGGCACAAGGCTCCAACGCGGACATTGGCCGCCTGTTCGCGGCGCTCCTGATCTCTCAGGTCATATTCTCTTTTGCCGTTCATACAGGCTTCACCTCAATCGTTGTTTTCCAGTCGCCATCCGGGCACCCTGTATGCTGACCGCCTTTGATAAGGTGGTTTCCATTCAGAGTGTCCGACTTTATTTTCACCACATCCGCCGGGGCCAGATGGTAGTTCAGCAGGCATTCCCGCTTATAGGTGACCTCCTGCTTTTCTTTTCCATCCTTGACGGTCGTTTGGCGGGTCGTTGTTTCGGTACGGTCCGTGGCTTCCGTTGCCTGCAACAGCCCCGACTCGGCACTGAGGACGTATCCTGTTTTCGTGCCTGTTTTGGGGTCATTGATGGTAACAATGCCGTTTCTTATGAGGAAGCGGCTCTTGCAGTCAGAGGTCACGATCTCCGTCAGGACATTTTTCACCTTGCCCTTGCAGACCTTGCCGCGCGGGTATTCTTTATCCACCGCCAGTTCCATCGTTCCAACCTCAAGCCCAAAAATATTGAGCAGGTCTTTTACTATGGCGCTGGCTTTGCTCCCGGCGGTGTAGGTTTTGTTGACCTCTTTCGAGAGCCATTCTTCCAGAGCTTCAGCGGCCGCGATCGTGGTAATGACCTCTGTGCCGCTGTGCTTGTCCGAAACCTGTGAAACTTTCCCGGTGAAAATAGCACCTATGTCCCCCTCATATCCTGCATTGAGGATAATCGGCATTCCTTTTTTGATGCTGTTGCGAGTAGCCGGAGATAGGTTGTAGGCTTCGATGGTCGCTGTTCCCAGTTTTTCGCTGTCCTCAAATGGCACCGTAAACTTGAAATAGAGATCATCCATGCCAAACCGCTTCGACCCGATTTGCAAAGTCGCTTGACGCTTCCAGAACTTCACGCTGCATTCCTTTCCCAGAGGTACAGCCGAACTTCTTTGCCGAAATTTTCAAATGTGACCTCTGAAATATCGTCGCCGGTCAGGCACAGCGGCATAATGACCGGCACCGGGAAGCGCTCATCCTCCACGCTGTTGAACAGCGGTCGGCCATATCTCACAATATCACCGTACACCAGCACTTCACCTGTGCTGGCAATCGACAGATCTACCGTAAAGAAACCGCCCACCTCATTGTAGCGGATGCTGAATGCAAACGTCCTGTCGCCCAGCTTGACGGAGAACGTATAAGGCACCTTTGACGTGTCAATATCAATATAGCTGACCTCATTTCCGAGGTCGATGAGTTTCAACCCCTCCATAGCTTCACCCCTTTACGCGGCGCTGTAGGCCCTTGTCGTGCGGCCAGACGGCCCGCTGCTGCTTGCCGCCTTGTTCGCATAGCTGTTGACATAAGAGGAATATGCACTGGAGGAAATGGTCTGGGACACCGTGGTATGCAGACCATCGGCCGTAGTCGATTTTGTCTGCGATTTGCTGACCTTTTTTGAAGCGTTGGCATCCTGCGCGGACATCATCTGCTCACCGCTTGCCACATACTCTGCGGACACCCGGTTGATGACCTTGAGGCTTACAGTGAACTTCGAACCGTTTTTATTATCAGCGCTTATGTCGGATTTGAACGAAGTTATAACGCAGTCAGAGATCCGGGTGCGCCCGGTATACTCAACCACGTCTTTTTCTTTCCACATTCTTTCCAGAATGTCGGACTGATCTTCGTCAAGAAACACACCCGTAATGGAAAAGACCACCGGATCATTGATAACATGGTCGTTGATGTCGGAACCCTTTTCCACCGGGTTTGACGTAACCTTGCTGCTGCGCTGGACGCTTTCCGTTACGACTACGCCGGTCTTTTCAGCATCAAGGCGAACCGTCCCGCACTTTTCGCCTGTAATGGTGTATGCCACAAAATCACCCCCTACTGTGCATACGCTCCCTGCAGGGTGCGCTCGTGATATTCTTCCTCTTTCTTCTCCTGCCAGAAATCTTCCATTGCCTGTTTTACCCGGCGGACGATTTCTTCTGCATCGGCTTTGGTAGTTTCCCCGCCCAGCGTGATGCTGATGGTCGGAGAGAAAGTAGAATGATCCTCATAGGTTACGCTGGAGCTACTGGTAGAGTTGTTGATAATTTCATCTGTCTTATCGGCCGGGATGATTGCGGTGCCGGACGGCAGATATGCCATTTCGCCGCCGCGCTCATTGATGTGTGTCCAGCCGCCCTCAAAATCATCTGTGCCATCAGCATTGTGCGGAATGTTCGCACTGCTGCTCAGATTGATATTGATGCCGCTGACAGCATCAGCCGCAGACAAAATTTTCTGGATAGACCCGATGATGTTTTCTGCGCCCTCGGATGCCGCCTTTTCCATGCGGTCCCAAGCATTTTCTGCATCAAGGGTCATGCTCGCATAGGCAGTCTCTGCATCCTCTGCCATCTGCCCGTAATTCTCGTTGGAGATTTCGCGGGCAGCGGTCGCTGCCTCAGAAACAGCTTCCTGCGCTTGCTGGGAAGCCTGCGACACACTGGAGGAGTACTCCGATGTGTCAACCGCCAGCGACGTTTCTGTGCCAGCAGCACCGTCCAAATTGCTGACAGCGCCGGTCAGTTCCTGCACAGCATCGGTGCTGTCCTTTGCCCCACCGAACAGGCCGGAGAACCAATCAACCACCGCACTCACGCCGCTGGTGAAAAATCCGAGCAAATCACTTACCCAGCCCACCACAACGCCGAGTGCATCGGCGATTACCCCCAGCACCGGCGAAATGTAGTCCAGCACCGGCACGACCACGCCGGACAGCACAGAACCCGCCGCTTCGATGAGCGGGGTCACCACCGGCAGGATATTTTCTACGATTTGCAGGCCCAGACGAATTATCGGCTGTAGTGCCTGAATCACAACCTGCAAAATATCGGTCAGCGGCGGGATGATCGACCCAGCCAGCGTCGATACCAACGAGCCGAACACAGGGAGAATGTCCGTCAGGAGCGGCATAAACGCATCTGCGAGAGGGCCAACCATATCCGCCGCTGACCCAAGAGCCATACCGAGGACAGGGAGTAGATCCTCGGCCAGTTCTTGCAGCACAGGCATCAAGGGCTGAACCACACGATAGTTCAGCTCATCGAAAATATCTCTTAAAGGTGGAAGCGCATTCGCCGCCAACTCGCTGATAATTCCAGCCAGCGGCGGCAAAATTTCCTGTGCCAGATCTCCGATGATGCTCAGGACTGGCCCAGCTGCATCAAACAGAGTTCCCAGCGTGGAAATCAGGGATGGAAGAATGCTCTGTGCCAGATTGGAAATGACCGGCACCGCGGCGCTCATCCCATCTGCCAGAATTCCAACAAATTCAAGTAGTGTCGGCTCCAGTTCCGGCCATTCATCCAGAAAAACGCCAACCATATCTTCCAGCGCCGGGGAAAATTTTTCTCCGGCATCGGCCATGAAGTCAGCCATTTCGCCTTTCAGCGATTTGATGGAGTTCGTCAAACCGCCGGTCTGCTCGACCGCGGCTTTCTGAATGTCGCCGCTCTGCTCCAGTATGGCATTGAGCCTGACCTGAGCCATTGCGGCATCATCCAGAGCATCAATATTGGTGCCAAGCCCAAGAGCTGCGGCGCTGTTCTTCAAGGCCGTTTTGTCGAGGACAATCCCGTACTCATTCAGAGCATCGGTGCTGCCACCGATCGCGCTCTGGATGAGCGACAGCGCTTCCGAATCGTCCATGCTGAACGCATTACCAAAGTCATACGCCAGCGAGGTTGTCATTTCAGAGAGGTTTTCGGCCGCAGCAGCCGTAATGCCTAACTCGTTATACATGGCCTTGTTGGAGACCATGAAACTCTGGACTTCGGCAGTACTCCGATGCACTGCGTCAGCGTAGTTATCCGCCCATGCGGCCGCTTCCTCGGAAAAAGAGCGGCCAAATTTCTTTGAAGTGCTTTCGGCATCAGAGAATGCGCTCACCGCCGCCGCACCAAACTGCTTGAGCAGTTCGATGCCGCTTTTTATGGCTTCAAAGCCAACAAAAGCCTTGACCGCCCCGGATATAGCTTCTTTGATTTGGTTGCCGGCATCTTCCCCGGCGGCACCCATTTCCGCAAGATGATCTCCGGCATCGTCCGCGCCGTCTGCGGTTTCATCCTCAGATTTCTTTGCCCGGCGAAGTGCGGACACCAGCCCACTGCGGATGATTTTAATGGGGTGCTGGAATGCCTTGCTGATGTTTTTCGCATTTCGGACCATGTTGTTGGCGAAAATTTCTGCCCGTTTCTTGGTAAAATCCATCGCCCCGGTCACGCCAGTCCGAAAAGACTTCGCAATGCTCTGGCCGGCATCAAGGCCATCGGCCATCGCACCCTTG